GCTTTGGCCGATTGGTTTGGCACATCGCCGCCTCTTGACTGCCATTCAGGAGATGCTGAAATCTTTTCGCGCAAGCTATTGCTGAACGAATTGAACAAATCCATATCTGGATTGGTGATTGAAAAAATTGCGGCAGGGTTATGCGGAACCGGCAACGTGTCTTTCAAGACCTTGGGGACTGGGTTCAAGTTGAGAATGTTGGTATATGTTTTGCCGTCTTTGCCTATTGCTGTTCCAACCGCAATCATTGCCCACTTACCCAAAACCTTACGGATGTCAAACCCGCGCAATTCCTCAGCATTAAACGCCTCACCGCGCCATGCCTGCAAATCGGCACGCAACGTTGCCTTGTCGCTCAAGCTCAGGGTGTAGTTCTTGGAGATTGACATTGGCTCCCCCTTTGGAGTCACCAGCGGCGCACCTTTGTCGTCTTCGCCGTGCACTTCAAACTGAAGCATGATCTTGTGTTGGTGTTTGAGTTCGCCATTGAATGTTGTTTTTTGCGTGCCCAAATCCACAATCCGGTAGCAACGGGCCATGTGTAGACCCGGTGGAACTGGTGTGAATGAAGAGCCGCCGCCGCTTTCAGACGCTATAAGAGACATGAGTGTTTCCTTTGGTGATGGTAAAAAAATGACCTTCCGGCATGCCGCATTCCATGCGGATCAACGCCCAGTCGGTCTTGGTAGCCGCGCCAGTCTCAGCCCTTTGCAGGGCCTCCTCTAACGCATGCATTCTTGAAAAATTCAAATCGCTCAATTCGCTGTCGTGTGATTTCATAGTTTTGTCAGTTTTGTCAGTTGATCAGGTAAGCAATTGCCAGCGCTACGCCGCCCAAAATCGCGGTGGCTATGGCCAACAAGCCAGCCCGATCAAAGTCAGACATAACTTTGGGCTTGGCTAGCAGGGCAGATTGCAAACGGTTTTGGTCGGAAACGTCGGGATCTTCGCGCATGTTAAACTCCTTTAATTTATGATACCACAAAAAGTTTTATAACCTTTTTTGAGGTAGTGTATCATAGCGACACAAATGGAGGTAATCGATGACTTTGGCAGAATATTTTAAAGATAAACCGAAAGGCGCTCAGTCCATGCTGGCCAAGCAATTGGAGATCAGCGTTACTTGGCTCTCGTTGGTTCGCGTTGGAAAAAAGCTTCCCAGCGCAAAATTGGCGGTCAAAATTGAAAAGGCAACTTTGATGGTTGTTAAACGATCTGACCTGCGACCTGATATATTTGGAAAAGCAAAATGAGGTGGCATAAGTTCGACATTGAAAAACACTACGAGCGGGCCGGGGGGCTATCGGTGGAGGATGACATGGCCTTGCGGCGTTTGATTGACATCTACTACCTGTACGAAGAGCCGCTGTCCGCGGATGTGCAAGAGCTAGCGGAGTCGATTGACCTGCCAAGCGCAAATTTGGCCTACCTGTTGGTAAAGTTTTTTGAGTTTGACGGAGAAGCAAACTGTTGGCGCGACCCGGAAATCGATCGCGACCTAATGAAGCGAATACATCAGCGAAAGACAAACCGCCGCCTTGCCTTGCTGGGCGGTAGACCCAAAAAACAACCTAAAAGCGCATGAACTACTTTCAATTCCACATTGGTGATTACAGAGCCGCCACAGCCCATCTTTCCAACGAAGAAGACTTGGCGTACCGTCGTCTCATTGAGATGTACTACGACACTGAAAAACCTATCCCATTGGATACCCAGTGGGTTGCCAAACGGTTGCGAGTGGATAGCGAAGTCGTTAAGGCGGTTTTGCAGGACATGTTCTGTCAGACAGAATCTGGGTGGTCGCACAAAAGGTGCGATTCGGTCATCGAGCAATACCATTCGATGGCAGAAAAAAACAGGGCAAATGGGCGGCTTGGCGGAAGAAAAAAGAACCCAGTGGCTACCGACTGGGAACCCATCGCTAAGGCAACCAATAACCATGAACCAATAACCAATAACCAATTAATTAAAGATGCTGGCGCATCTTTGGCGGAAACGAGGTTTCCACCTTGTCCACAACAGGCATTGATTGACCTTTGGAAAAAAAAACTGCCACACCTACCGCAACCCCGGGTTTGGGAGGGTGCCAGACAGGGCCATATGCGGGCACGATGGGTGCAAGCGGCCAAACCGTCCAGCTTCTCCAAAGACGGCTACAACACCATCCAGAGCGGTCTGGCGTGGTGGGAAAGCTTCTTTGCCTACATCGCGGATGACACGACGCTTTCGGCTGGCTACGAAACCCAAGGGCGCAGATGGGTGCCCGATCTGGTCTGGGTGGTGAACCCAACCAACTTCCAAAAAATCATTGACGGGAAATATCAAAAATGAGCTTTGAAAAACCAAACCTGAACAAGTTCGACCGCGACGAAAGCGAAACCAAATCTCTGATGTGTCAAGAGCCGGGTTGCAAAAGCCGGTGGTCAGTCAACATGGGCTGGCGCAAATGCTCCCAGCACGCATGGGGTAAGTCATCAGACTTCGGACTGAGTGCACCCAGCAAGGTTGTGTTCACTCAGCCGCCTGTGCGCCCGTACACAGAAGTCGATGACGAGATTTATTGATGAACCGGTATGAAGCAAACCAAATCCTCGACAAAGCCCGCGAGGGCCATCCTTGCTCAGAGGCTCGCGCCCTCCAATGTTTGTATATCACCGGAGACGCTGGAGTACATGCGCCAGTGCGAAGCGAGGGAGTGGATGATGAGGCATCGCCGGAAGATTGGCGAGGTCGGATCAGAAGCCGCGCAATTGTGGTGGGCAGGAGTAAAAAATGACATTGATAAGCGTCGAGGAGTTGGAGCGAGCGCTGAACTTGTTAAAAGAATGGAGGTCGAGCGTGCAAAGCGAAATAGTTCTACCGTGGCCACCAAGCGTTAACAAATATTGGCGGACGTATCAAGGGCGTATGTTGGTTAGCGAAGAGGGTCGCAACTACATAGCCACCGTTGCTGATCAGATTTTGTTGCAGGGGTTTCGAAAAAACAAAACGTACGAAAACAAAATCATCGTACAAATTCAAGCCTACCGGCCAGACGAAAGAAAGCGCGATCTTGACAACTTGTTTAAAGCTCCGCTTGACGCATTGGCCAAGGCGGGTGTTTACAAAGACGATAGTCAGATTGTTGACCTGCGAATCTTTTGGGCCAAAGAAAAAGGCGGAATGTTGAAAGTTTTAATAAGCGAGGTTGACGATGCACATAGTGATTAACGTGTTGCTGATTACGGGCTTGCTCGTTTGGTTGGTCGTACCAGTTTTGTTGGTCATTTTTGTATGGAGGAAAACATGACGAAAGAACGTGATCCGCACAAAGCGGTTGATTACATTTTGTTGCACGCCACAAAATTTGCTGAAGCAAAAGCGCGGCGCACTGAGCTTGAGTATTTCTCAAAATCATTGAAGGCAATTCTGATGAAGCAAAGCGGCGAGTCAAGTATTGCCGCGCAAGAGCGTGAGGCGTATGCCCATAAAGATTACGAGATTCATATAGCAGGCATCAAAGACGCTACCGCGATAGAAGAAAAGCTTCGCTGGGATCTAAAGGCCGCGGAATTACGCGTTGAAATTTGGCGCACAGAACAAGCTAATGCGCGACAAGAATTTAAGGCAACCGTATAAAAGAGGCGGAAATGATATTAGACCCAGAAGACGAAGCGTTCAACGAGATTGAACAACGGGCCAAGCAACGCAAGGAGGCTGTGAGAAAGTCTTTGAGTTTGGAGGATGCGAGACAGCAAATCCAAGCCATGACACAAGACCGATCAACACTTCTAGCTATTAACCCATATCGTGACCATGTGATTGAAGAGGTGGCGCAGGCCATTTTGAAGATGGAAGGCTTTGGTCAGGACACGCTGAACAGCTTTGCTATTTACATTCGAGGTTTGAAATGACACAAGTTGAAGGAGAACAAGCATGATTGAAGCAATGATGCAGGCATATCAATTGCTGTTGACCGAGCCGCATGCGCCAACAGTTTGTGACAAGCTTGAGGTTATTTTTCGCCGAGCGATTGCAGAGTTTGAAAGCCAAGAACAAAACTTCTGTTCACGATGCGGCAAACGCTCAAAGGACATTCACACTTGCACACCACCACAGCGCACAGAGCAAGAGCCACAGATTGCAATTAACGCTCAAGTCGTTGGCTATGTTGAGCCACAGCGCACATGGGTAGGGCTGACGCAAAATGAAATTAAGAGTTGCTGGTTGGGATACGAGGCCAGAGGCTACCCCCCAGAACGGGTAATGATGTTTTATAAATTGGTAGAGGTAATGTTAAAGGAGAAGAACACTTGATAAGCCGAATCATTTTTTGTGTGATGCTGGGTGTGATGGGATTGATTGGTTTGTTTCCTGCAACACAAGAGCCGCCCAAACCTTTGACAGGTGCGCAGATACAAATGAAAAGCAAGTTGCGGTCAATCAACACAATGTGCGAAAAACGCAAAAGCAAAAAACCAAACAAATTTTGTAACAGTCTAAAAAGGACAAAAAATGCATGAAATGATTTATGAGTTGGCGTTTTTTCTGGTTGGTGTCATTGTTGGCGCTGGTCTTTACCGGTTCAGCGACTACTACATCGTGGCCAAGATTTTGCAAAACCAAGCAAAAGATTTTCCGACCTTCACCAAAGAAGAGGTTTTAGAGGCGATTGCTCGGGAGGAGCAACATGCCGCGAAAACCAAGTGACATCACAGGCTCAAAAAAGCAAATTGCTGTGCGCGTTTCGGCGGGCCACGCGCTTGCGTTCAAACAGCTTGGTGGGTCGCAATGGCTCCGAAAGATTTTGTCTGACCATTTGAAAAGCCAGCATCAAAAAATACACGAGCCGGAAAAGATCAGCCAATGACCACGCTCAAAGAAAAAAAGCACATGAGCACGGTGGCTGAGTTGGGTTGCGCCGTATGCCGCCGTATGGGCTACCCGGGCACGCCCGCTGAGATCCACCACAAAAGGGCCGGAACCGGGGCCGGAAGGCGCTCAAGCCACATGGAGGTCATCCCACTATGCCCGGAGCACCACAGGGGCAAGACGGGCCTCCACGGGCTTGGCACAAAGGGATTTCCCAAGCATTGGGGGTTTGACGAGGACGATCTGCTGGCCGACGTTAACAGCCTGTTAACCGAGGGAATTTGATTAACCCCATGTTTTAGTAGGGTTTGTAATTGAGTCGATTAATTTAATGTTACACTTTTGCACCGACACAGCATTTTGCACAGTCGGTTAACAGCGAAGGCAACATCATGAAAAACGACTTAAACATCTCCGAAATCGACAAGCTTGGCGAATTGCTGGCCCAGATCAAAGATCTGACCGAGCAGGCCGACAAAATCAAAGACGAAATCAAAGAAGCTGGCGCTGACGGCCTGCTGGCTGTGGACGACGAGGGCGTTCGTTTTGTCGAAGGCAGTCTCTTCCGCGCCGTTTACATCGAGTCCAACCAATCGAGGTTTGACAGCAAGAAATTCATCGCCAAGTTTGGCGCAGACGTGTACGCCGAGTACACCAAAACATCCGCTTATTTCAGCGTCAAAGTCACCGCACGTTAATCAGGGGAACGATCATGAACCAGCAAGAATTTAACAAAGCAGTGGAGGCCGACATACAGGCCCTGTTGCACACAAAGCAAGCCGCCACCATCAACGTGTACGACGCTATCAGCATCATCGAGGGTGACGTTGAAAGCACCGAAGAAGAGGCGCTGGCCGCATGGCAACACCTGCTTGACACCGGCGTTGTGTGGCGTTTGCAGGGCTACTACCAACGCCAGATCCACGCGCTTGTGGACGCTGGCCTTGTGGAGGTGCGTTAATGTCTGACCATATCGAATCAACCGGCACTTTGATGCTGTGCCGCCACTGCGGTTACAAAACCCAAATCAAGCTGGGCACGTTTGCCTACGTGGATTCGCAGATGGCCGCGTTCATTGAATCGCACAGATCTTGCGCCTCGCCGCGCAAGCAAAAGACCGCCTACGAAAAAGCGTTCGACGACGGAGCCGACCACACGCTTACCCACCTCGACAGCCTGAGCCGCGCCGGTCTGACTTTGGCCGAGGCCCTTGACCGAATTCGGTATAACCCCACAGATCGGTCGGGTAAGGAAACCGACTCGGATTAAACTCTGATACACTAAAGCCTCATTCATTTTTTTTAACAGCGAAGGAAATCACCATGTACCGTTTTGCATCATCATCTGCCCAAAAAACCCTGCGTAGCCAGACCCCTCTGAGCAACGAGCAAATTGCTCACTACGCACCCAGCGTGACCGCTTTGGCTCCGCACGATCGCGTTTCCGAGCGCTACACCCACATCCCCACCATCAAGGTCATCGACGGCCTGCGCGATGCTGGCTTCTACCCGTTTGAGGTTCGCCAGACTTTGGTGCGTGACCCAAGCCGCCGCGAGCACACCAAGCACTTGGTTCGCCTGCGCCACCACTCTGCCATTGAGTCCACCGGCAAAGGCGAAGTGGGCGAGATCGTATTGCTCAACAGCCATGACGGCTCGTCGTCTTACCAATTGCTGTCCGGCTTCTTCCGGTTCGTTTGCTCCAACGGTTTGATCGCTGGCGACATCACAAACGACGTGCGCGTTCGCCATAGTGGCAACGTGGTGGACAACGTCATTGAGGGCGCGACGCGCATTCTCAGCGACTTGGAAGTGGCCCAGTCTCGCGTGGGCGACTACAAAAGCCTGTCGTTGACCCATGACGAACAGCGCCTGTTTGCAAACGTGGCCTTGGGCTTGCGTTGGGAGCCAGAGTCTGCGCCCGTGACCGTGGAAAACGTGCTCCGCCCAAGCCGCTGGGCCGACGCGGGTAGCGACCTGTGGACAACTTTCAACGTGGTGCAGGAAAACCTGATCAAAGGCGGAGTCTCAGGACGCGCTAAAACAGGCCGCAGGCTGACGACCAAGGCAGTGTCAGGGGTGAGCGAAAACGTCCGCTTAAACCAGTCTCTGTGGGCCTTGGCTGATGGTTTTGCCAAGCTCAAGCAAAACGCTGTCGAAGTCGAGGAACTGGTGGCGGCATAAGTCAAGGTCAAAAGGTAGGGGGCTTTTGCCCCCCCCCTTTTTTTTGGGAGCTTTCATGATTTCAAGAATGCAACACGCTATTAAGCTGGCGAACCTTTGCTGGAGCAAGGCCGCGGCTGTGGAGCCGGAATTTGTCGAGCAGTACCTTGCACTTGCCGAAGAACTGCTGACGCACAAATCGCTGGTCACCGGCGACGAGTTCAAGCATTTTTGCGCCAGCAAGGGCCTGCGCAGACCGTCAACGCTTCACCCCAACGTCTGGGTGTCCGGCGTGCGTGCACTGCGGTCTATCGGGTGGATTCACCCCGTGACCAAGGTCGAGCCGACTCGGGCCCACAACCACATGCCCAGCGTCACACAATGGGTTTCCATGCTGTACCAAGCCAACCCCAACCAATACCTTTTGCGGCTTTGAAAATAACCCGCAAAGTTGTACGGAAATGTAAATCCGAGTCGGATTAGAGTGTGCTAAGATAAAGCCTCATTCAACAAACAGCGAAGGAAAGCGAAATGGAAGAAAGCCACATTCAGTACCCAGAAGCGTATGCCGCCGCCCGCAGACGCAACATCATCCACAACGCACGCAAAACTTGGTTGGCGAGCACGCCGCGTGCCCACGAAATTCTTGACGCGGTTGACGAGGCCCGCAACTACAACGGCAGGGGTGCCACAACCTACAAAGAAGGCTTTGCTGGCGCTATGGCCTTTGCCCTTGACACCTATGGCAAGCTCACGCCAAAGCAGTCTGAGGCCGTCTTAAAGGGCATTGATGCCCGTGCCGCCCGTAAGGCAGAGTGGGCCAGCAAGCAAGCCGCGCTGGACGCTGATCGGGCGCATGTGGGCGCAGTTGGCGTGAAGGTCACCCTGAACCTGACGTGCGTTCACGTTATCAGTTTTGAAAGCAGTTTTGGTACTGTGTTGATCAACATCTGCGAAGACGATGACAAAAACGTAATCATTTACAAGGGTTGTGCACAGGGCTTTCCCAGCAAGGGCGAAACGGCCACAGTCACCGCCACAGTCAAAGAGCACGGCGTGCGCAATGGTGTCAAGCAAACCGTCATCCAGCGCCCTAAGGTCGCCAAACAAGCTGAAGAGGTGGCGGCATGAATTACGGTGGCCACCACGCAGTTTTTACCAACAAGGTCAAAGAATACGACGCGCACACCTGCACGCGGGCTTTGGCCGACTGCCATCAAACGCTGGCACTTCACCGTGACCTGCCGACCGACGACCCCTATTACATCAAGCTGTGGGCCGAGATCGACGCATTACGCGAACGGCAACTGGCCTTGCAGAAAAAAGCCAAAGCATCCCAATAAACCCTGAATTCAACAGAGAAGGAAAACCCTATGTACACATCAGTAACCATGCACAGAGTAGTTTCCGTGCAAGACCGCACAGTGGATCATTACCAAGAAATGACCGGTCGGAGTTTTTTTGTCAGACATTTTGATATTGAATTTGAAGACGGCTCAACGCAATACATTGCCCTGTACGCCAATGAAGAAAAGAACTTGGCATCGTGGAACGTGCCTTCGGAGCCGAACCTGCAATCGGAAGCCAGAATCATGGTTCAGGCCGTGCCCGATGACGGCTTGGCCAAATACCGCGAAGACTTGATCGCGCAGATTTCGTACGTGGACGACGAGAGCGCCAAGCACAGCGCCCGCATGTTGGAATACATAAAAGTTATAGACAGACGATTGGCTGTCGTTTAAAATAAAAACAGCGCGGTAGCTCAGTGGTAGAGCGCTCGGTTCATACCCGAAGGGCCGGAGGTTCAAATCCTCCCTGCGCAACCATCAAGACGCATGGGGATTGCGGCTCAGGGCTAGACCGAAAGGATGCTACGCCGTGGACGGGGAGAGAAGAAGCCCTAGACCGTCCGTGAACAGTCCCCAGCCGTGTTGGTGTAGCTCAGGAGGAGAGCGACCCGGGTTTGGCCGGGGATGACGGAGGTGCGAATCCTCTCGCCAACAACCTATAGCGCCCCGAAAGCGAATCGAATACACTGCTAGCATTCGTTCACATTCACGGGGATTACGGGTTATGCCAGAAACCAAGCCAAAGACGCGCAAGGCCACGCGCCAAGAGAAGATCATCAAGCCGGGCGTTTACGAGACACCAGTAGATGCTCCCGCGCCCGCAAAGGCCCACAAAAAGACAGGCCGACCTTCCAAGTACGACCCTGAAATAGCCCGGATCATCTGTGAGCAATTAAGCGAAGGTGTTCCCTTGCGCCAGATATGCAGAGACAACGACGGCTTCCCAGCTTGGCGTACGGTTTACGATTGGATGGGTAAAGATAAAGCGCTTTCCGCATCCATCGCACGCGCACGCGACATTGGCTATGACGCGCTGGCTGAAGAATGCCTGCTGATTGCTGACACCGTCCAGTTTGGCCAAAAGCAGGTGATGACTGACGAGGGCACAGCGACGACCATCGAAGACATGCTGGGCCACCGCAAGCTTCAAATCGAGACGCGGCTCAAGCTGTTGGCCAAGTTCCACCCAACCAAATACGGCGACCGCGTGGCCATCGAGGGCGTGGAAGGCGGAGCGTCCATTAAGACCGAAGACCTGACGACCACCAGATTGTTTGACATTATTCGCAATATGGAGATGAAGACCCGTGTTGGATCTGCTTGATCGCGACACGGCGACGGAGTACGAGAACCGACCCGAAACCGACAGGCTGGCAATTGTCAAACATTTGGAATGGGTGGCCAGCGCCAGCCCGCACCAGATTCCGCCTGATCTTGAGCTTGACTGGGCCGTGTGGCTCCTGTTGGCCGGTAGGGGTGCAGGAAAGACCCGCTGTGCCGCTGAAACGCTATGGTGGTGGGCGTGGATCCACCCGGGTAGCCGATCGCTTGTGTTGGCCCCTACGTCGAACGACATCAAGCACACATGCATTGAGGGCGAGAGTGGACTGCTGTCGTGCATCCCGCCGCCGCTGTTGAAGCATTACAACAAACAAGATCACCTGATAACGCTGGCCAACGGCTCAACCATCCGCGGCATTAGCGCCGACAGCTACGAGCGCCTGCGCGGCCCGCAGTTCCACTTCGCGTGGTGCGACGAGCTAGCCGCCTTTGAATACCTGCAAGACGCATGGGACATGATGACGTTTGGCCTGCGCCTTGGCAGAGCGCCCCGGGTCATCGCCACCACAACGCCTAAGCCAAAAGATCTAATCCTCGAGCTTGTGTCCCGTGAGGGTAAAGACGTGGTGGTAGACCGGGCTTCGACCTACGCCAACATCAGGAACTTGGCTGAGAAGTTCACCAACAGCCTCGAGCAGTACCGGGGTACAAAGCTGTACAACCAAGAGGTGCTGGGCGAGCTTGTGGATCTGGAAGACGGCAAGGTCATCAGCCGTGACATGTTCAGCCTGTACCCGGCGTACACCGAAGACGGCCACCCGAACCCGTTCCCCAACTTTGAATACATCGTCATGTCGCTGGACTGTGCGTTTTCTGAGAAGACCCACAACGACCCGACCGCCTGCACCGTGTGGGGCGTGTTCAAGCCGCTGGACGGCCCCATGTCCGTGCTCTTGATCGACGCATGGGCCGAGCACTTGAGCTTCCCCGACCTGAAGCCGCGGGTCATTGAAGAGTTCCAGACCGCCTATGGCGAAGGCCGTGACGCTAAGCGGCCAGACATCATGGTCATTGAAGACAAGGCCGCAGGCATCAGCCTGATCCAAGAGCTTGGCCGGGCGGGTTTACCCTGTAGGGCGTACAACCCCGGGCGGGCCGACAAAATGCAACGCCTGCAAATAGCCGCGGCCATCATCACCACCGGGCGCGTATGGATCCCCGAGTCAGAGTCCCGGCCAAACTACGTCAAGACGTGGGCCGAGGGCTTCGTGGCCCAGATCTGTGCATTCCCGGACGCTGTGCACGACGACTACGTTGATACGGCCACACAGGCACTGCGCATCTTGAAAGACGCTGGTTGGCTCGACATTGACCCCGCTCCGCGATATGATGACGATGACTTTGTAGACACAAAGCCTGCGCGTGTAAACCCATACTCAGCATAAGACCATGGCCAAAATCAAACCACTAGCTCGAGCCGCGGATACAAACCCATCAGTCGTCATGTCATTGGCCGACGAGGTGCGTGCAGAGATGGCCGCTGACAAGGCGGCGAAGCTGGACAAGAACCAGCTTGAAGCAAAGCGCAAACAGTACGAAGCCAGCAGACCGCCGGTCAAAGCCTCCGAGGCATACGGCCAGCATGAGGGTTCATACATCAAGCCCATCTTCTACGACCGCATGCAAGTGGATCTGTCCAAGGGCAAGTTTGGTGGCCCCGGATTCTCAGGCATCCAACTGGTTGACCCGGAATATCAAAAGGCGCGGGCGGTGGCCGGTGTAACCGACCAAAAGATGGCGACACGCCTCATCAACCGCAACAAGGCGCAGGTGCCCAAGGGTGCAAAGGTTATCTGGACACCGTCAGTTGGTGGACTCGAGCAACACAAGTCCAACTCCACCATGTTCAGCGAGTTTGCCGACATCTTTGCCAATCAGCGCAAGAACATGTCGCCTGAGGAGATCCAGAAGCTGAGCGACCGCGCCAGCACCATGACCGACAACAATGGCCGCTTAATCTTTCCCAATGGGATTGACTTAAGTTCGCGCAACTTCCGCAAGGCTGTCAAAACCTACGACCAACGCGCATTGATGGCCGACATCTTCGCTGGCCGTGGTGTGGGTGGCGAGAAGGGCCGCACGGTTCCGATGGAAGAATTGCTCCAGAAGAACCTTGACCCCAACATGGCGCAGGCTGGCACGCTCGACTTGGGCAACCGGCTGTTCCGTCTGGACGACAACGTCATAGACCGGCCCGACCTGCACAGTGATTACCCCAAGATCCTGACGGGCGAAGATCTGGATGTGAACTACCTGCCCACGCCCATTGCCACGGTGTTCGAAGACTTTAAGACGGCCAAGGAGTTAGAAAAGGGCCGCGACATCACGTTGATGGACTACACCAAAAACGACCCAACCCAATTGCTCACGGAAGATCTGCTGACCAGAATGCAAAAGGCCGGATACCGTAAGGGTGGGCTGGCCCGCATGAACAAGGGCGGAGCGATGAAGCGACTGTTCGGTATGGGTGACGAATCAGCGCCAGCAATCCGCTCAGGCCAGACCAGCTTTGATCAGGCCCCGGCCAAGGTGTCGCCACTGTCGATCATGCGCAACGAGCAAACGCCGCTCCCGGTCAATTTCAATGACGAGGAGTTTCGCAAGCAGGTTGGCCAAGCACTGACCCCATACCCGCCACACTACGAAGCCGCCGCGCTTCGGGCCATTGAAGATCTTGAGGCCGCAAAGATTAAGTTCCCCGAACAAGCGGCGCACACCCAAGAGCAAATCGATAGGCACGTCAACAACCTGAAGGCCGACCGCGCCGCCCGGCAGTTCGGTGGTAGCCAGTTGTCCAACTACATGATCAAGAAAATGGGAACCCCAAGCGATCCCATGCGCAAGTTGGCACAGCAGGGCATCTCGGCAGTTCCGACAGAACTGAAAAAAACCCCCAACGCAATTGCAACAAGGGTTGCCGGTAGAAATCCAATGGACGTTGCCAACAAACGGGTAATGACAGCCAACGCCGGACTTCACAGCGCAGGCGTAGAAGGACAGGTTGCAAAAGAAGCCGGAAAGCCTTTGATACAGGCTCTGAGAGATCCGCAAACAGCCTTGGCCGCAAACATTGAATACGGTCTGGACAGCATGCTTCAGCCCATTGCTCGCAAAAACGACCTGAGCGCGTCACCAGAGCAGTTGAAATATTTTAAAGAAGATGAAGTGTTTGTCCAGCCTGAGGTGAACCCCCAAGCGTTTGAAGCGGTTGGATTCACCCGGCTGAGCAAAGAACTGCAAGACGCAATCATCTCCGGCGAGATCCGGCCAGAGCAGGTGTCCAAGATTTCGATGGAAGACTTGACGCGACGCGTGCACAAAGGCGATGTCAAGCGCGAGCAAGAAGCGCTGGCCGAGAAGAAGCGGTTGGCCGGTGGCCTGTTGACGCATGAGACATATGGCAACGGGTTCAGTTGGCAAGAGTTCGCCCCCAAGCGCGAGCTACCAGAGGGCTACACGCAAGATGCCTCCGGCGCGTTCATCGACCCCAAAGGTAACAAGTCTGTAATTCACCCGGGCTACGACAATTTGCAACGGCAACTTGAGGCCGAAGGCGAGATGATGGGCCATTGCGTGGGTGACTACTGCGACAAAGTATGGGGTGGCGAAACGCGGGTGTTATCACTGCGCGACAAAAATGGCGATCCGCACGTAACCGTCGAAGTCAAACCCAACGGGGATGTCAACCAAATTTACGGCCACGGCAACGAAGATGTGATCCCCAAGTACACGGAATATGTGAAGGACTACCTGAACAAAGGTAGCTTTGGGAATGTCGATCTGAGCACCGTCCCCGGCCTCTATGACACGGAATTCAGGGTGTATGGCGGCGCTCGATACGAGCCACTGCCGGGCCATAAACCCCTTTCGCTTGATAAGCATTCAATCAAGCCAATGATCCGCGACATACTCAAAGGCAAGGGCTTCAACGTCAACCGGTTTGTGAACGAAAAAGAGCGAGCAGAGGTGCGCAAGGCACTCAGCGAAATAACCGAAGACGACTACAACAGGTACATGGACGCAAAGTTTGGGGCAGGCTCCGAACGGTTGCCTTTCCAGACCGCGATGCCGCAAGAGTTCAACAAAGGTGGCCTTGCAAAGAAATTGCTTGGCGCGGCCAAGGAGCCGAAATCCTACGGCGCAGTCGATGAGATGGTTGCCAAGGTTGGAGCCGAAGGCCGGTCACCAATCGTGCCGGTTCCCAATCGCTGGTTCCTGTACCCCGACAAGTTCCCCAACCAACAAAAGCTGGTGGAGCGCATTCTGGCCACCACCGGCAAGCGTCGCTTGGATTTCCCCTCCGGCGCATTCATTGATCCCCGCACTGGGCAGGTGTTGGATGCCAACATTGTCGAAGACTTGGGCGTGGTCATTGATCCTAAAACCAATCGGCCCATGATGTCGTCCGGCGCACAGTCGCAGATCGAGGTGCTGGATCCAAAGACCGGCTCGTACACCAAGAGCAATTTGGTGCGTAAGGGCCTGTTCAAGCCCGAGGGCGGCGATCCATTGCTCAACGACCTGAACTTCATCGCGACCATCGAGAAGGGCGACGTTGGCCACAAGTACGGCCTGTCAACGGAATACGCCTCACCAACGGAACTGTTCAACACCCAGACTGGCGCAAACCCCACGCTCCGCCCACGGAGCCGCGGTGACCTGTTCGGCATGGGTGAGGTTGTCGGGCGCGTGAAGATCGGCAGGAGTGAGCCGCATGATGTGTATGAGAAGCTATTCGTGGCCCCCAAAGGCTCCGATGTGCCCGGCAAGAAGCTGAGCAAGGCCAAGGGTGGTCTGGCTAGGGCGGCGGTCACCAAGGCCCCCAAGCCCCCATCAGTAGTCCAATCGCTGGCTGATGAAGTCCGCGCCGAAATGGCCGCAGAAAAAGAAGCCGGGCAACTCAGCGCCAAGGCGCGTGCCGATCAAAGTCTCAAAGAAGCTTCAATGGGCATGACGCGCACCGTGCCCAGAGAGCAGGCCGACCTGAACCTCAAAGACTTTTTGGCTGAGAGCGTTGACAAAAACAGGTACTACCACGGCACGTTCAGGGATCCCGCCTCCGACAGGGGCAAAGGCTTCAAAGAATTCCGTACCGGCCAAGCCGACTCCTCATTCCTAAGCCCTGACCCCACATTCGCTGGTGGCTACGCTGGTGGCACGTTGATGCCGCTCAAGCCAGAGTTCCAAAAGCATGGCAAGTTTCAGATGCCCGATCCAGACAGATACCAGATGCCTGAAGGCACTCGTGTGATGCCCGTCTATGCTCAGGTCAAAAAGCCGTTTGATTATGAAAACCGTGAGCACGTCAAAATGTTGGCCGAGCACCTGCGCCAGCAGGGCGTGCCCGCCAGTCAGATCATGCGTGACATCAAAGTCATCAGCGCCCCAGACGAGGCCAACAATTGGATGGCTTTGGAAAAGGGCTACATCGTCAGGGCTTTAAAAGATCTAGGCCATGACGGCATG